TTGAAGAAGGGTATGCTTGGGCATATGATGGGGGTACAAAACAAAAAGACTTCGAGGAACTTCGTAAAATACGAAGGTCTTTCGGTACACTTAATGAATAACTATTATGAAAAGTAGAATGATTGAAGCTCTCAAAGCATCTGCTAATGGAGAGATTAAAAAACACCTAGTTAATATTGATGTTTACTTACACAATCCTGTTGGTATTGGCGAGCATTCAAATATTATGGATGCTGTTACACAGGAAATAGATGCAATTTCTAAACAGCACGATAGGTTAGAAGTACTAGAAAAATATGTAGAAGGTAGAGAAAAGAATAACTGCTTCAAATACTCATGAATATAGAAGATCCTATTGATGATTGGAATATCCATTTAGAGATTGGCATTACTGATGCTAGAACATTGCATCGTCTAATTTCTTTTGCTATAGAGAATGGATATGATAAGGATGATAAAGTATATCTAGAGGAAATGAAAAGTCAATTCTATGCCATGTTATTAGAATACTCTTTTACACATATAGATAATGAATGACATAACCATATTCATATTTGGTATTATGTTTGCAGTAACAGCAAGTGCAACGTTCGCATTCATGTGGAGAATGACAGGATCACTTCTTGAGGATGTAAAAAAACCAAAGAAAAATAGACATCCTGAGATGCGAGATGTTAGTGATGGAGATGAATTATTAGTCTTTAAGGGATTAGAAGACCCTAACGATAAATAAGGTATGGCAACTAATGATGTATATCTTGGTAACCCGAACCTTAAAAAGGCGGGTACTGAGTTACAGTTTACAAAAAAGCAAGTACAAGAATGGATCAAATGTAAAAAAGATCCAATATATTTTGCTACCCATTATATAAAAATCATCTCACTTGATGAAGGTCTAGTTCCTTTTGACATGTATGATTTTCAAAAAAGAATCTTACAAGACTTTCATGAAAATAGATTTAACATTGCTAAACTCCCTAGGCAAACAGGTAAAAGTACTACTGTTGTGGCCTACCTTTTATATTACGCTATCTTCTTTGACAGTGTTAATATTGGTATACTCGCTAACAAAGCTTCAACTGCAAGGGAACTACTCGGAAGACTCCAACTAGCATACGAAAATCTACCGAAGTGGATGCAACACGGTATTTTAGTATGGAACAAGGGTAATGTCGAACTCGAAAACGGATCAAAGATATTGGCTGCTTCTACGTCTGCTAGTGCAGTTAGAGGTATGTCCTTCAACATTCTATTCCTTGACGAGTTTGCATTCGTCCCTAACCACGTCGCAGAACAATTCTTTGCATCGGTATATCCTACTATTACTTCTGGTAAATCAACTAAAGTCATAATCATATCCACTCCTAATGGCATGAACCACTTCTATAAGATGTGGGAGGATGCTAGAAACGATAAGAACGGTTACATAACAAACGAAGTTCATTGGTCACAAGTACCTGGCAGAGATAAGAAGTGGAAAGAAGAGACAATAAAGAATACATCTAAGAGACAATTTGCACAAGAGTTTGAATGCGACTTCTTGGGATCTGCTGATACACTTATCAGTCCAGCAAAATTACAATGCATTCCGTTCAATGACCCAATTAATTCAAATGCAGGACTTGACGTTTATACGAGAGCAGAAGAGGATCACGAATATATTATTACTGTCGATGTTGCCAGAGGAATTGGTGGCGACTATAGTGCTTTCATCGTGTTTGATATCACCACTCTCCCGTACAAGATCGTTGCGAAGTACAGAAATAATGAGATTAAACCTGTACTGTTTCCCTCGGTCATCTTTCAAGTAGCAAAGGAATATAACAATCCTTACATACTTGTTGAGGTAAATGACATAGGAGACTCGATAGCAGCAACACTTAACTATGATCTAGAATATCCTAACGTACTCATGTGTGCTATGAGAGGTAGGGCAGGGCAGATAGTAGGACAAGGATTCTCAGGAACAAAAACACAGTTAGGTGTTAAGATGAGTATCACTGTCAAGAAAATTGGATGTGCTAATCTAAAAGCAATTATAGAAGAAGATAAATTAACATTTACCGATTTCGATATTCTTCAAGAACTTACTACATTCATACAAAGAAAACAAGCATGGGAGGCAGACGAAGGTTACCATGATGATCTTGTTATGTGTATGGTATTATTTGCATGGTTAGTCATGCAAGATTATTTTAAGGAAATGACTGACCAAGATGTTAGAAGAAGAATTTATGAAGAACAACGAAATCAAATAGAACAAGACATGGCACCATTTGGTTTTGTAGATGATGGTCTAGGAGATGATACATTTGTAGACGCCGAAGGATCATTCTGGTATGGAGAGAAAGAGAATACAGTCGATTACATGATTCCTGATCTGTGAAGAAGAAAAAGAAATGTAAAAAATGGAAATGTTCAAAATATAAAGGAAAAAAATGTAACTGCGGTAGAATACTATGATGGATCTTGATAGTCAATTTGAGTTAGAACATTTACTATTCAAAGATAGAAGATGTAGAACTTGTAATCAGATCAAGAATCTACTGGAAGATTTCTACATGTCAAGAAAACAAAAGAAAGGTTTACCATCTGCATATTCTTATGAATGTAAGGACTGTACAATCAAAAGGATAGTAGCAAAAAGAAAGAGTAAAAAGAAAATAAAGGAAGGTCACTATCCAGACTGGTAGGGTGTTCGTGTGTTGTTTCCCCTGTGGAGGGATAGAAATATCTAAATACTTCTAGATAAAATGATATCTTAGAGGTAAAATTAAATGGCAAGTCAAGTCTCGCCTGGTGTTGTTATTAGAGAACGTGATCTATCTACTGGTGTTTTGGTTGGTGTTTCTGGTCTTCGTGCTGGAATTGCTTCATCATTTCGCAGTGGACCTGTAGGCAAAATTACAAATATAGGGTCTGAAAGAGAATTAATTTCTACTTTTGGTGCACCAGCTGAGGCAAACGCAGCAGACTGGTTAGTAGCAGCAGAGTATCTCCGCTATGGTGGATCTCTTGCAGTTATTCGTGCAGCAACTAGTGGATTATTAAACGCATCAAGTGAAGGAGGAGGAGTATTAGTAGGATCTAAAGAAGATTACGAAGCTGGTGCTGGATCATCCAAAAAATATGTTGCACGTGATGCTGGAGCAGATGGAAACAATCTTTATGTTGCAATCGTAGACAAAGGTCCTGATTGGACAATTACAAAAACTACTGCTCATAACTTTGATGAAGGTAGTATGTACACAGATTCTTCTGGAGTTCAACATGAAGTTGTGGGAGATATTAGTGATACAGTATTTACAATTATCCAAAATGGAAATAACGTTCCTACAATGGCAGCAGGATTTACTGCAGTTGCATACACTAACTCAGTGTGGAATGCAACTCAAATTGGAACAACTGGATTAACATATAAAGAAATAGGTCCTAGACCTGGTACTTCTTCATATGCATCAGAACGTTATCTATCAAACGATGAGGTACATGTTGCAGTTATAGACACTTCAACTAATACAGTTGTTGAGAGATCTTTATACCTTTCTAAGTTATCAGATGGAAAATCTCCAGAAGGTGCTTCAACTTACTGGAAAGATTACATCAATGAATATTCAAATTATATTTACGCTAGTGCATTAGTAACTGCGGACTTTACTGCAACTGGTGAAGATCCTGGTGGAACTGCTGTATCATATGGTGCTACTGCAGCTGCTCCAGAAGTTCTTGCAACACTTCATCCAAGTAGAAGTATGGGTCTTTCTAATGGTGCTGATGCTTACGCATACAGTGCTGGAGAAGTTTCCACAGCATATACATTATTCCAAGACACAGAAGAAACAGACTTAGACTTTGTTCTTATGGGTGGATCAATGGGTTCTGAGGCAGATACACTTGTTAAAGCGGGTGCTGCAGCTGCTGTTGCGAATGCAAGAAAAGATTGCATCGCATTTATCTCTCCTTATAATGGAAACCAAGTTGCAACATCTGGTAACGTTGCATTAACTCCTGCACAACAATTAGATAATACTATTGACTTTTTCTCTAGTATTGGTTCTAGTTCATATGTTGTTAAAGACAGTGGTCTTAAGTACACATACGATAGATTTAACGATAAGTATCGTTACATTGGTTGTAATGGAGACATCGCTGGTCTATGTGTTTCTACATCTGTAATTGGTGATGACTGGATTTCTCCAGCAGGAACATCTAGAGGTGGACTACAAAATGTAGTTAAACTTGCATTTAATCCTAACAAAGCAGCAAGAGATGATCTTTATACTGCAGCAATTAACCCTGTTGTAGCATTTCCTGGTTCAGGTCCTATCCTATTTGGTGATAAGACTGCACTTGCTTCTCCATCTGCATTTGACCGCATCAATGTAAGACGTCTTTTCCTTAACATAGAGAAGAGAGCAAGAACTCTTGCGGAAGGTGTATTGTTTGAGCAGAATGATACAATTACTCGTTCGAGTTTCAACGCTGCACTTAGTGGATATCTAAGTGAAGTTCAAGCACGCAGAGGAGTTACAGACTACCTAGTTGTTTGTGATGAAACAAACAATACTCCAGAGGTTATAGATAGAAATGAGTTTGTCGCAGAAATATTTGTGAAACCAACTCGTTCTATCAACTATGTAACTGTGACTGTTACAGCAACGAAGACAGGAGTTACATTCTCCGAAGTCGTTGGTAGATAATTAAACAAAAGGTAAAAACAAATGGCAACTAACAACGTATCTTCGTTCCTCCAAGTTATTGGTCAAGGCGTTAAGCCTAATATGTTCAATGTGGACATACAATTTCCTGCTGGTTTCAATGATGCAACAATCAATGATCTTGCAGGAGGAGAATTAGCATCTGAGGGTGCTGGTGGTAACGCAGGAAAAGAATTAACTTCTATTCTTTGTAAGTCCGCAGCACTACCAGGATCTAACTTGGGTGTAATCGAAGTTCCTTTCAGAGGTAGAACAGTTAAAATCGCTGGTGATCGCACCTTCGATACATGGACTGCTACATTCTTTAACGATAAAAACTTCAAGATTCGTGCTCTATTTGAAACATGGGCAAATGAAATCAACACACACGCTGGTAACACTTCTGAAAGATTTCTTCCAGATGCTAGTGGTGATGGTTACATGGCAAATCTTTTTGTTACTCAATTAGAAAAAGATGATACTGCTACTGGTTCTGCAATCAGAACATATCAGTTACATCATTGCTTCCCAACTAACGTTTCTCAGATTGATCTTGCATATGATAGCAACGATCAGATTGAAGAGTTTACTGTTGAATGGCAGTATTCATACTTCACTGCAGAGAAGGCAAAAGGTGGATCACAGAATCCAGCATCTAATAGATCTGAAGTAGCAACTGGAAAAGTCATATAATTAACTCTGCTAAATATAAGTAAGAGAACTATTATGACTAGGTAAATGAGTCAATTATTTGGATTCCAAATACAACGTAAGGAGGGAAAGAAGGGTCAGTCCCCTGTCCCTCCTAATGCTGAGGAGTCGATTGCTGTAGCAGCAGGAGGCTACTATGGAACGTATGTGGACACGGACAATCAAGCTCGTAATGAGTATGAAATGATCCGTCGTTATCGTGATATGGCACTACACCCAGAGTGTGACAGTGCAGTAGATGAGGTAGTAAACGAGTTTGTTGTGAGTGATGCTCATGACACTCCCGTTGAAGTAAATTTAGATAACCTTGATGCTGGAATGGGTATCAAGAAAAAAATAAGAGATGAGTTTGAGTACATCAAAAGACTTTTAAACTTTGACAATCGAGCACATGAGATTGTCAGATCTTGGTATATTGACGGAAGATTATATTATCATAAAGTTATAGACCTAGAGAATCCTAAGAAAGGTATTACGGAACTTCGTTATATTGATCCTATGAAGATCAAGAAGGTTCGTCAGAAACTTGACCAGAAAAAGAACTTAGATTCTTTACAAAGACAAGCAATGAAAGGAACCGCACTAGAGTACGAGTACGGAACATTTGTAGATTATTACCTCTATAATCCAAAAGGTTTTTATAAAGGTGGTGTTTTAGGACCTGTTGGTGATATGTCATTGTCACAAGGTGTCAAGATGGCAATAGATTCTATTACATTCTGCCCTTCTGGACTACAAGATTTAAACAAGAGAATGACTCTTGGTTTCCTACACAAGGCAATCAAGTCTCTAAATCAACTTAGAATGATCGAAGATTCTCTAGTTATATACAGACTTTCTCGTGCACCAGAGCGTAGAATATTCTACATTGACGTAGGTAATCTACCTAAGGTAAAGGCAGAACAATATCTCCGTGACGTCATGTCTCGTTATAGAAACAAGTTAGTATATGATGCTAATACAGGAGAGATGAGAGACGACAAAAAGCATATGAGTATGCTTGAAGACTTCTGGTTACCACGTAGAGAAGGTGGTAGAGGAACAGAAATTACTACATTGCCAGGTGGTCAGAACCTAGGTGAGTTAAAGGATGTTGAGTATTTTAAAAAGAAATTATACAACAGTTTAAACTTACCTCCATCTCGTCTTACAGATGACAACAAAGGATTTAATCTAGGTAAGACAACAGAGGTTCTCCGTGACGAACTTAAGTTTACTAAGTTCATTGGTCGTCTCCGCAAAAGATTTAGTGAGATGTTCCAAGACATGCTTAAGACTCAACTCATTCTAAAAGGAGTTATCGCTCCAGAAGATTGGGAAGATATGAAAGAGCATATACAGTATGACTTCTTATTTGACAATCACTTTAATGAATTAAAGAACATTGAGATGTTCAACCAACGCATAGCAACTGTCACACAGATGGATCCTTTTGTTGGTAAATACTTCTCCGTGGCACACATTCGTAAGGAAGTTCTTGGTCAAACTAATCGAGATATGAGAGAGTTAGATAGGGAGATGCAACAAGAAATTGATGCTGGTATAGTTATGTCGCCACAGGATGTCAATACATTTGACACTATGGATCGTCAGAACACTGCATTTGCTCCAGAAATACAAGCACAAGCAGCTGATGACGCTGTAGAAAGGGAGTTAGATAAGGAGAAACGTGCACCTAAACCACCAGTCTCCGCATCTAAACCAACGAATAATAATAAATAATAAATGCTACAAGAATATTATGACTGAAAATCCAGATGTTAACAAAGAACTTGGTGCTGTAGATATTGTCGATAAGATTGACAATAACCAACGAGCATCTGCAATTGATGCAATCCATGACATGTTATTTGGCAAAGCTTCTCAAGCAATGGCAGATTACAAGAAAGTGGTTGCTAATACATTCTTTGACGAACCAACCGAGACAGAGATACCAAACAATGAAACTGATAACGGAAACGATTGAAGACGTTAAACTCATAACAGAGGAGAAAAACGGAAAGAAACTTCTTTATATTGAAGGAGTGTTCTTACAATCTGAGTTAAAAAATCGCAATGGTCGTATGTACCCCTTTGCTGTTCTTGACCGTGAGGTTAAGAGATATAATGAGGAGTATGTAAAATCAAAACGTGCTCTCGGTGAACTTGGACATCCCGATGGTCCTACTATCAATCTTGATAGAGTATCTCATAGAATTACTTCACTCAAAGCAGAGGGAAATAATTTTATTGGTAAGGCACAGATCTTAGATACACCAATGGGTAACATCGCTAAGAACTTACTTGGCGAAGGTGTTCAGTTAGGTGTTTCCTCACGTGGTATGGGAAGCATCGACAAGACAGAAAGTTGCAATGTTGTGCGTGATGACTTCATGCTCACCACTGCTGCAGATATAGTAGCAGACCCCTCCGCACCTGATGCTTTCGTTAATGGAATCATGGAAGGTAAAGAATGGGTTTGGTGTAATGGTATACTAAAGGAAACTGAAGTTGCTAAATATAAAAAGATAATGAGCGACGCAAGTCGCAATGAAGTAGAGGCAAAAACGCTCCAAGTTTTTGAGCATTTCCTCTCAAATCTTTGATTCTATAAATAATTCATATCACTATACGGAAAATTATTAAGGTAAACTCTAATGTCAGATAAACTTAACGAAAAATTTGAAGAGTTTGCTACCGAGCAAAAAGTGACTATCGTGGAAGGCGACCCTATGCCGACTGTTTCCGCAAACGTCATACCAGGCACAGGTAGCGAACCATCTCAAGTTTCTGATGCACAGACATCAAATGGTGGCGGGAAAGATCCTATGCCAACAGTTGGTGCTGAAAAATCATATGG